GGACTATATCAAAACAGATTCACCATATTTCTGTTTAACCATTTCTTTAAATCGCAATATCTCTTCGGTCAAATCATAATTTGATTTAAGTGTGTATTTTACGTTGTATCTTTTTCCGTCGTCACCCTTTCGGTCGAATACCAAACAGTCTTTGTTGCGACTATTAGATAGGCTAATATATTTTGGAAATCGCCTTTCATTTTTTATAGGATAAATGCCGTGTTCAAGATCTTCCGCCACTTTATTCGCTGATTCCAATTTTTCAAATATAGATATCTTTCCAGATTTGGAAGACTCCCAATTGTGTTCTAATCCTGGGTGTTCTACTGAAAAATATTCGCGTTTGCTGTTATTATCTTTATTATACACGTTCACATTGTAGACTACATACTTTTTCATAATATCTTGGGTAATGCCTTCCGGCAATGGACGAGCGGTTTTCTGGCGGTCACGCTTGGTTCCTGGGAGTATTCCCTTGCTATTCGCTTGTTGCATTTCTTTCGTGGCTAAACGTAAATTACATAGTCGGTTGTCCAACTTATCTCTGTTTATGTGGTCCACACTTATCAATGAGGTTCCTCTCCCGTTCCCAAAACATTTCATCAACAATTGATGCATCGCAATCAATTTCTTTCCTTCAACGGGTTCAGTTGATTCATCTTTTATAAAGTTTAAATATTCGGCATTAATGGATGATACAGCATATCCAGATGAAAATATCGACCAAGTTACTGGTTTCTTGAATATATTTTTCTCTAAATTTAATAGTATATTGTATCCTGTCGTACATAACTTGCAAAAATCTGAATCGTTTCCGAACATAATGAATACATCTTCGTCATTTTCGCGTATTTTCCAGACTGGATTTTTCATTTGATAAGCATATTTTCCCATTTCGGAATAATGACTACCTATGTATATAGCATCAGGATACTTATATTTTACTATAGTGTGCTGGGCAGGAAGCACACTCACGTTTTTCCTGCGCAAATCTCGATTATCTCCATTTTCAAAAATGAAAATATTATATTTTGGACTATATAAATATAAGAATTCTAGACACGATATTCGTTTTGTGTTGTAGTTGGCGGAAGGGTATTCGTCTCCAATTTCATATGTAAAATTATATAAATTATTCATAATGGACATGAAGTCTTCCATATCAGTCAGACAATAAGTTTCACCATAGCATATTTCAGCACAATTTAAAATTGCGTTATACTTGAAAGTTGTGGTAGAGGATAAGTTCGAGATGAAATGAGTAGTATTCATATTATATATATATTATAATATGAGTGGGTTTTATATTGGTTTTTGATAATAATATTAATGTTGGGTTTTTTATGTGAATTGACTTAATTTGAATAAGCAACGCCGGCCATACCACTCATCACGCGGAGAACGTTGTAGTTCTTGGCGTAGACGCGGACCTTGGCGGTGGCGGTTCCAGACACGGTGGGACTGGAGAGGACCAACTGGAGGACGGCATTATCAATGCGAGAGAAGTTGCAACTGCCGGAAGGCTGGTGCTCCTCGGGTCTCAAGGCGAAAGAGTAGACGTTGATACCAGTGTCGGGGTGGCGAGTGTGGTGCTGGTAAGGCTGGACAACGTCGAAGTAAGAACCTTCGCGCTCAGAGAAACGATCCTGGCCGTTCAACTGCAACTTAGCAGTGACGACGGGGTTCTCGCCCCAGCAATGCATGTCGAGAGCGGTCTCGCCCAAGACGAAGGTGCCGGCATCGGACACGTAAGAACCGGTGGGGGTGGTTCCACTGGTGTTGGTGAACTGGTAGTTAGATGCGGAGGCCCAGTCGGCAGCACTGGCGGATGCGGCGGTGGCGTAAGCGGAGTCAGTGGCACCAGCCATCTCGAAGAGACCGGCGGAAGTGATGAAGTTGCCTGCACCAGAAGTCTCGGCAGGACCGCCGTAAGCGTGGATGGCGTTGGGAAGAGCGTCGATGGCGTCGGTGTAGTTGAAGGGCTGGGCACCGAGAGTCTTGTAGAGAGTGGAGCCACCTTCCAATGAGGCGCAGTAGTCGACGTTGGAGTCGGGCTGGACGACCCAGATGAGTTCCTTGCAGGGGTGGTTGAAGTTGAGCTTGATCTTGTTACTGGAAGAACCGACGGACTCGTCGCCAGTGAACTGGAGCTGCTCAATCAAGTACTCGTGGGGGTTCTGGGCGAACTTGCGGCGCTCGTCAGTGTCGAGGAAGATATAGTCGATGTAGAGAGAAGCGGCAACGAGAGACTGCTGGTAAGCAGCAGTGCAGGCGACTGATCCAGAAGTACTGGTAAGGGACTTGACGGCCCAGAGGCACTCACCGATGGGGCGGACGTCAAGGTTGATCTTGACTTCGTGGTACTGGAGAGCGATTAAAGGGAGAGCCAAACCAGGGTTGTTGCAGAACCAGAACTGGAGAGGGATGTAGAGGGTGGTCTCAGGGAGAGCGTTGCGGGGAGCGCACACCTGGTTGGGGCCACTGGATGAGGCGCAAGGACCGTTGACGGCCTCGAACTTGGGGTCGGTCATGTAGGTCAACTGGGTGGTGTGGCCGATCATCTTGAAATAACCCTTCTGCTGCTCAGAAGTCATGGTGAGCTGGTTCCAGATGTGCATGGAGTCGCCGTATTGACGATCAATGCGCTGGCCACCAATCTCGATCTCAACCTGGGAGATAAGCTGTTCGCCGGGGAAATCCAACCAACGGGCATACACACCGTCAGTACCAGAGGCAGCCATACCCTGGTTGATCTCAGGGAGGGTGATCTGTAAATAGGTGCGGTAAGCCATATCGCCGTTACGACTGATGGTGCAGGTAACGCGACGACCGAAGTCGGCCTGGCCGTTGAAAGTCTGTTCAATAGACTCCATGGCGAAGTTAGTGTGTCTGCGGTAAGACACCTTCCAGAAAGTGATCTCAGGGTTTCCGGTCAAGAAAACGTCCTGGGCGCCGTAGGCGACAAGTTGCATAAGTGCTCCTCCCATTTTTGCTTATGTATGTATTTTATATAATTTGGCTAAACATTTTATTTCCCATTCAAACGAGACGTTGTATCCTCATAAATAAATTTTACTGTAAAAAATGTATTTATTCACTCTTCATGATTGTCCTATAGGAAATTATATTATTGCGGTCCTTAGCCAAAACTAATTGGACAAAATTTTGTAATTGGACCTTAATTTGAGGTCGACGCCATCGCATTCTCTGTCGCCTTTTGAAGCATCTCTGCGTGGATATCTGCGTTGTCCTTCTCTGCGGCTTCGCGGTCGTCGAAGTTGATTTGGTCCTTCACGCCCACCAAATTGCCGTTTTCGTCGATCGTCTGCGTCAACAAATTGCCGCTCTTCGTCGCCTTGGCGATATTGTCCTCGATCGCCTTCTTCTTCGACTCCTTCACGCGGTTCTCGAACTCCTGCTTCGCCTTCTCCTCATTCTTCGCCTTCTCCTTTTGTAATTGGTTCAATTCCTCCTCCAAGAACTCGACGCGACCGGTCTTGTAGGCATCCGGATCCCATGCAGCCCACATTCCCACTGGACCCACAGTGATGTCGTGGTTCGGGTCGGTCTCGCGCAACTTCTTGCAGCGCGCCTCGGCTTCCTCTTGTGTGTTGTAGGTTCCGCGAATCTTGATTCCGCGAGTTGACGTCTGGAACGCGTGTTCGCGGTTAAACTGTTCATTGAGTTTGTCCTCGTTCTTGTCCAGGAAAGTCTTCCAGTCGTCTTCCACGGACCCCTCGGCCTTTAATTTAGCCGATTCTTCCTTCAAAAACTCGCCGTAGTCCGCCATAACTCGGTCCAGTTTAAGCCCGTACTTATAGGAAATAAAGTTTAGGAAATCCGAGAACTTGCCCATGGATTTAGTGAAATCCCACTGGTCCACGAATTTCTCGAAGAGATACTGCTCGCGCTTCTTCAGGATCTTCTCGGGACTGATGAATGACGCGCAGAAAAACTTCTGGCCGGCCAGGGGAGGGTCTTCGTCCAAAAGATCCACATATTTAGGGTTCTCGGATCCGTTAGGCAACTGTTTTCTTTCAAAGGCGGTGTTGGTGGTCATTGTACGATTTACTATGTGAGAGGGGCGATTAATATTATATAATTAGGTTCTCCGTTTAAGTTATTTTAGCCAAAATAGACAATCCGCCCCGACCATTTGTATCTTAATCGCATCTTCTCCAAATTATTTTATTGGGCTATATTATAAATCACAACGCATATATAATGTACGGACTCGGTGAAATCGTCAAGCGCGCTATCAAGTACATCATTGAAGGTTTAGTTGTCGCCATCGCGGCTTACGCTATTCCCAAGAAAGACAAGCTCAATGTGGAGGAACTCGTCATCATCGGTTTAGTGGCCGCCGCCACTTTCGCCGTGCTTGACGTGTTCGTTCCCGCCATGGGCTCTTCCGCTAGAAACGGTGCCGGCCTCGGTATCGGTTTCAACTTGGTCAGGTTCCCTGGCGGGTTCTAAGCAAATTCTGAATTTTTCCCAGTAATGGGACGATCTTCGGACTAGATGTGAAGAAAGGGAAGTTATTTGTTACGTTACATACATTTTCATTTAATTGAAAACGCATGTAAATAGTTAGTTATTGAGTGAATCTTGGAATGTTCGTTTCCGACTTACTTCCAATTGTATGTGGCTTGCAGCATTCTTACATAAGACATAAGCTCGCGATTGCCGATTTTGACGTAATCGTATCCGGAT